CAAGAAAAAACTTAGGCCGAAAGGATTAAGGGGTTAAACCCCCCAAGGTCCTACGTCTACGTAACCTCGCGGCACGAAGACTGTCTTCTTCTTCCAACTTACTCGGTCTCTAACTGAATAGCCATCGGAAGACGGCTGAAAGTTTTGAGAAATGATGGCGGGGATAAACTCCTTAAACTGATATTTTCTTGATATCGGTAAAAAGAGGTTTAAGAACCAACCATCCCATCCATACTTAGTACAGCAACGCCATGTTTCTCGAGAATCATGGCAAACTGAGCTGAGCGTGGACGGTCCTTTTTGTTGGAAACGCTTCGGCAATTCGTAAAACAACTTCTTCCATATTGGCTTAAGCGAAGGGTGACGGAAAGATCCGAAACCTAATCGTGTAGCTAAGACGGAAAGCTGATTTACCAAACTCAGGGTTCCTTGCTCATCTAAGGGCTCCTTCCAATAAATCGGAGTGACATTGGTGCCATCAAAGGCATCAGTACCACAAGATTCACGGAAAGGGCCAGACGAGAAGGATTTAAGGTGATTAACCTCAAATCCAAAAACCTCGAGTGCCATTACGATTGTCTCAAAAGAATCTGTAGGAACGACTAGGTCATCTCCGTAAACAGAGATGTCATCATCTATTGAACTACAGATGGCCCAGAATAGTAGACTTTCAAGTTCGAAAGTATAACCATTCCCCATACTTGACCATTTTTCGTAAGTCCGCCATTTACCATCAAGGTAATACGCGGGCGAACGAAGTGAGCCAAATATGTCAAGCCACGGTTCGGGCATTACTGCCTGAATTACCTCTCTTGAGATAGTGTCGGAAGCGGACGCTAAGTCAATCGTCGCATACTTTGAAGTATTTGACGAATAAATCGCCAGCGACTGGTTTAGACCTTGAAAATCAAGATTTACACCAAATCGTTTCAGGCGTTTCCTAAGAAACGCACCCAATCCCTTTTGCATCCAGATATTCCATCTGGGTTCAATAGCGATAGGGCGATCAGTCTTAGCGTTCTTCGAGACGAATGTGACCCTATTACCGCGCGTAATTTCTATGTTTCGAAATTTACGCGTTTCAATGTCACCTACAAAGATATAGCACAGAGATGTAATCTCAGCGAAAGTATCCAAGTAGGGATAAGCATTGATAGTAATAGATCCTGGTGATGATAGTTTATTGTAAGCGGAATTCATTCCGCCGGCAGTTGAACCATCTGCGCCAGGTCCGAAGTCACAATACTCTGTCCACTCAAATAACCGATCTCCTAAGACAGTGCCGATTTTTCGCCGAACGGAAGATATTATCCGTTCGACGTTAGGTAAGAATTTCATCTTACCTAAACGGTACTGTCGCCAGAGTTCATTAGTTGAGCGACAGCGTACTTCGGACTCCTCAAATTTCTGCTTGGCTACTTGAGTCCGATCGAACGTAGTAGGCAGCCATCTCGCTTTAGAAAGCAATTTGGTAGCTTGATACGCTCGAAAGAAGGACTCACTATCTAAGTAGTCAGAGGCAGAAATCCGAAGATTAGCGATCTCGTCCCACATTTCGTACTTTATCATTATTGAAACTGATAAAGAACGTGGACAGTCGAGTGCATGCATGATCTGCTGAGCATACCATGCATGACGAGCAAGCTCTTGCTTGGTCATCTAATTGCCCTCAGGCTGAATGTGAGTGAACTTGCTAAAGGTTCACCGACGCATAGCTCTCAACAAAACGAGAAGTTTCGTTGAGTTCAATGGTCTGACAGTCGCCGGAGCCACGACGGAAATTTAAGTAATGCCATAAAGCATGACTTAATCCCGACAAGGAATCGGCCCTACCAGCACACTGAAGCTCCCAGAGCTCGAACGCAGAGTCAAAAGCAGAGTCATCAGATCTAGGATAATCCTGAATCATTTGACTGTGATTAAGACGACGCGTACGAAAACCGGGAACTGCTACGTTTTCCAAAGTCACTAAGGAAAACAGAAAGAGCCTGTAAGCAGCTGCTGACACAAATATGAGTCCGTTACTCAGTTCCCCTTCGCATTCAAGCGAAAAGAGATATCGAGCGCGTGACTTATCATGCATCAGCGGTCGCAGCAAAACAGACCCAAGCTTCCCGCTGGAGTGATTTTGATTGATTCGATCATTCATAATACACCTTTTGCGGGTAGGCCCCGCGTTTTAATCTAACGGGTTCAACCCGTAGGATGGACGAAGGATTCTACCGCAGAGGTCACGACGGCATCGTTAAGAAGGTCTTTCAGCATAGCCGAAAGATCCTTACGATTTTGAAGTGAACTCCTTGCCGGGAATACCAGATCAAAGCTTCCGATAACTTCGAAAGCCTTGGTTGGTACAGGGGCGAACCCCAAATCGGTATCACCGCTGACGGTTTCCATCGTCGGCAATACCAGCTTTCCCGATACCCGTGTGACACCGTTAGCATTCTCCTTAACGGAGAGGCTAGCGACGCCAGCACCAACCGGATACCCACTATTCGTCGCAAAGTCTTTCCAAATCGTAAGATCGGGAGAGCTCTGAGTCGCGTTGAAGGTCCGGTTAACGGGTGTTCCTGCTGCATCAGTAAGAGTCAAAGACATGAGGTTTCTACCTTATGTATGGTTAGATCCGCAACAAACTGGATTACTCCAACTTATAGCGGGGATGAGGACTGAGTAGAGCTGGGATCCGGTTGAACCGGAGCCTTGTGATGCTGTTTGACGCCAAAAGCGGCAGCCAGCACCCCAAGAATCCCCAGGACTACTTTAATCCAAACCCCACCTTTCGATAGAGTATCCATCTTGAGTTTCATCTCAAAAGTTGCGAAAAACTTCTATCCTTGCTATTGCTAACGAGGATGGAAGGCCGATGCCATTAGCGACAAAGCTTCTGACATGTGTGTAGGAGAAAAAGGATTCTTCAAACGAGGGATGGGAACAGAGGGGAACGATCCTAGTGCGGAACGCACGAAGACCGTAGCCTCCCCTGATGACTCACCTCCTGACCATTGACGGGTTTGCCCGAAAATGTGCAGGCTGTAATTCACTATCTCACCCCGTACAGAGTCTTTACTCAAATAATTGGTCCAACCGTGATCGAATTCGATCCCGTTTGTATAGTCCAAGTTTTGAATAAAGGAGCCAATCGGAATAAACCAATCCACTACGAAGCTATAAGGAAGAATTTCCCAAGCTAAACTAGCAGGATTGGCAAGACCGAACTGAGTTAGAGTGCTAGCCAACTGGCTATTCATTCTATATTGTATAAATCCCCTACCGGAGATTGAGGCGTCAGAGTTTCGATTCAACCGTCTACCTGCGTTGGCAGTACCTGCGTACAACGTTAGCGACTGAGCCGCTAGTGTCAAACGCTTACTTGCCTTCACATGATAGACGGGAGACTTCTTAACTCCAAGTTCTCGTAGCTGTTGAATGCTACTATACACATCCTGGACTAAAGGTTGCCACCCATATTTGAGTTTCAACCATTCTTCCGGGAGCTCACCCACTGTCCTTTTAACGACAGTGGAGGCTTTGGCAGAGCCCGCGAGGGCTCGCACCGCACCGACTAGATCACCCTTCCGGAGGCGATGAACGCCTTCGGCGATTTTTCTAGCCGTTTTGGTGACCAACTCGACAGTCTGATCTCGGGTCTCAATAAACTCAGCCGCGTTGACGCGATTACTTTGAATGTTATCAATAAGCTTATTAATAACACCATCGTTAATCATGTCAACTTGATGAGAATTGTCCCAAGTATTAGTGTCGGTCCAAGGATAATAACTACCATCGATATTGTTTGAGCAGAATTCGCCGATCTGATACCAAGTTCCATTGTCGGCAGAGCCGTTAAAATGGGCATTGGCAGTTTGATAGGTGAATTTCGAACGAACATAACTATTTGATCGAATATTATGAGGCCAGCCCGGAGTATTATCTCCGATCTTATCCTCATGATGCTCTCTCAAAATCCCGTGATCGATCCCGATCGTTGTGATCGGAGGCGAAAAGGTGGTATCCGTAAAGGATGACGCACCAAAAGACGGAATGGTAATATTTATCGGATAACCAACTCTGGACATGAATCCTCTCCTAAATCAAGTGCATATAGTTAAACAAGGTCTAGTGACCATGCACTAAACGCACCAGAAGTATCTTCATTTGAAATGAAGATCGAGTGAGCTAGGGCTTAAGTTCGACTTAAAACACTAGGTAGCTTCTCGTTACCGAAAAGTGTGCCC